CCATTAAATATTATAAGATATAGTCAAATATACTGAATTTGGCCATCTGCACCAAACAAACAAATCCTTGTAAGTATTGAAATATAAATACTTTACAAGGATTTTTCTTTTTGAAGTAATGCAATAGTAATGCAATAGCTTTTTATTTTATTTTTTCTAGTTCCTTCAAAACAAAATCATTTGAAACAGATGTATATACATCAACTGTTATAGAACTGTTTGGTTTGTGACCAACAATTTTCTGAATTGCTTTTATAAACATACCATTTTCCACACAACGTGTTATGAAAGTGTGCCTTAAAACGTGTGAACTTATATTATCAGCAATTTTATATTTTTTATTTAATCTTACTAAATAACTATCGATTTGTGAAGGAGTAACAAAATTTGATTTTGTATAATCCCAAAAAAGTAAATTGTGAATATTAAATATTTTACTCTTCATAACATCAGTTATTATTTTTTGTGTTGCATCAGTCATAGGAAATGTTCTAACACCACCTTCGCCTGTTTTAGTTGTTTTACCCATAATGACTTGTTCTTTTAAATCTCTCGTTAGAGTTCTATAAACTGTTATAGTTTTATTTTTCAAATCTATACAATCTTTAGATAGCGCTAATACTTCGCCAATTCTCATGCCAGTATTTAATTGAAGTAATAATATATTTCTATATTTATGATGTTTTTCTTCATTATTAAGTATGTCAACCAACTTTTTTTCTTCATCAACTGTTAAGGACTCTACATGTTTAGTGTCTTTTTTTGATATTGGTTTTTTTAAATCTTCATCTTCCATAATATTAAATACTATTAATCTTCGCGAGATTGCAATTTTAAAAGTTTTATTTATTAGACGCCAAATTTTATCTATAGAAGATTTACTGTAGTTTTTAATTAATTCTTTGGCCAAATTAATATCGTTTAAAGTGACTTTTTGAATAGCTTTATTAATAAAATTATTACAAGTTTTTTCAATGGCTTTAAAGGTATCTAAATCCCTTTTGTACCCTCTATCAGAAGTTGTACCATCTTTATATTTTTGGTCAATATGGTTTTTTAGGATACTAGAAAAAGTTTCATCGTTTTTTTCGATATAAGTTCCTTCATTAATTTCTGTTAATATTTTACTAAAACGTTTTTTAAAATCTGTAGTTTTTTCGTTTTTCTTTTGATATACTGATTTTCTTTTCCCATTATAGCAGTATTGTCCTACTAATAATCCAGTTTTAGAGCTAACATATATAGTTCCTTCACCATTACCTTTTGTTTTGTTTTTTTGATTTCTTCCCATAAAAATACCTCCATTTTTTTCAATAAATTTGTTTAAACTATTGAAAACGAAGGTTACTTAATATATAATATTAAAGTAATCACTTTCAATAGTGTTTATGTGTAGAGAAATGTGTCGTGTCGCAAACTTGAACGCATTTCTCTTTTTTATTCTTTAGAATTAAAATATTTTTTTATACTTTTTTCAACTATACAATTATTTAAAAATACATCTTTTGATAAATCCAAACCTAATAATGAATTTGTAAGAAATTCATTAAATTTTACAATAGAGTCTGTAGTGTCTAGGTGGGTTAAAAGTGTTAAATCTATACTTACTACAATTGAATTTATTAATGTGAATTTTGCTGTAAATACATTTTCTAATTCAACTTTTGTTATTATAGGTAAAAGTTTATAATTAATAGTATAAAAATAATTTAATCCCTCTAATTGTTTTAAAGTTTTTAAAGAGTTTGTATGTTCTGAGTTACTTATTTTATGTTCATAATAATTATAAACATAGAACAATAGTACACACAGAAGAAAGAAGCAAATTGTATGTGTATTATCAAACATAGTAGTATTAAATAATTCATTTAGTAGTTTAGGAAGATTACTTGATACTAATAAAAAAGCATAAAGGCATAAGAAAACAAAAATGCCCATTAAAATTTTATCTATAATCTTTTTCATATTTTAAAACTCCCTTTTTAATTGTTTCACAACACCAACTATAGTTACGGGCATATTTTTAATTTCTTCATTAGTAAATATCAGTGGCGTATATACTGGATTAAGTGGTTGCAAAATTATGCCTTGTTCAGTTTTTCTTATTTTTTTAATTGTTCCTTCATCACCATTAACAATTACAATAGCAATTTCGTTATTCTCACAGTCATTCTGTCTTTTTACAATAACAATATCATCTTCAATAAAGATAGGAGACATTGAATCACCTTTTACCTTTAGTGCAAAAAAATCTGAGCCATCTCCAACCAATGAAGTTTCTACATCTACTGTACCTATAATATTCTCTTGTGCTAAATAATCATAACCTGCTTTAACAGTACCAAGAATGTTGACAGAAACTACACTATTTCCCAATTTATCTAGTTTATAAACCCTCTTTTTTTCGTCTTCTATTAAATCTATATATCCAGCTTTTTCATATAGATCTAAATAGTCAACACAATATAAATCTGCAAGAACTCTCAACAAAGCAGGTGTAACATTTCTTTTTCCATTTTCAATCATGTTTAAATGTGAATATGATATATCAGTAATATGATTAACTTCTCTTAATGACAAATGTTTGTCATTCCTAAGTTTTTTTAAATATTCCCCTAAATCTTCTTTTGAAAGCATTTTAAAACCTCCTATGTTCACATTATAACATATTTGTTCACAAAAGTAAAACTTTTTTTAAAAAAATTTTTAAAAAGGTGTTGACAAAATAAAAACATATATATATAATGTTCACAACAAGATAACAAAAAGCGAGGTGAACATTATTGATAGTTGTTAAAAATCCACAAAAATTAAAAGAAGATTTAACTAGCAATGGGAATACTATTACTTCAGTAGCAAAAAAATTAAGATATTCTAAAGCATATATAAGTTCAATAGTAACAGGAATTAGAAATCCAAATGAAAAAGTATCTATAGGAATATGTGAACTATTACAAAAGCAGTTCGATGATTATTTTTTTATTCAAACTGTTCACAAAAAAGTAACAAAATAATGCGACACGACACAAACAAAAACGAAAGAAGGTGATTAAATTGCAAGATGAAATATTGATGATTTTACAAAGTATTAATGAAAATTTAGAAGAATTAAATAAAAAAGGAAATCTTCCTAAATTAATATATGCGAAAGAAATAGCAGAAAATTATCAAGTGAATTTAAACAAGGCGACTAACCTTTGCAAAAAATATGGAACAAATTTCGGAGGATATTGTATAGAAGCAGATAAATTTAAAGAAGTTCTGCAAACAAAAGGTATAGGAATTTTTAGTTAGAAAGGCAGGTGAATAGAGATGAATATTTTAAAAGAATTGATAGGAAATACAATGATGATAAGTTTTACATCATTAATAGTAGTAGAAATTATACACGAAATTGCAACGAGAATAAAAAATAAGCAAAAAATGAAACGTAATCAACAAATTATACGTACAAGCTTAAAAATATTAAAAAGTGTGTATTAAAGGAAGTGAAAAAGATGGCTAAGATACTAAAACGAAAAAAAGGAAAGAAAATAGAATATTTAATAGCAGTAAGCGAAGAGTCTATAACAAATTATTTTGAAATGTTAGATGTAAACAAAAGACTTAAATATAATGCTTTTACAGTAGAGCAATATAACAGAGCATTAAAGTTTGAAGAAACAGTTTATAGCATATTAAAAGAACTAGCAGTGCCTGGAAAACAATACTAGTTCAATCAAAAATACTTAAATTAATGCATTCTCTGTAATTATATTAACATAATTTACAGAGAAATGCAAGAGAGAAGGTAAAAATGAAAATTAAAGTTTTTGTACATACACAAACAGGACGAAGAGTCTATGAAGATGAAGCTTTTAATACTGCTATGGAAACACTAAAACTAACAATAGAAGAATGTAAAGAATTATTTAATGAACAACAAGAATTTAAAGAAATGTTAGTAGACTGGTTTTATAGTGGAAATTGGATAGAAGAATGGGAGGATGTAGGTTAATGTTAAAAAAATATGATGATTTGAGAAAAGTAGATGTAAGTCAATGGGTAGAACAAAGAGATAAAGCTGATTATCTAAATTGGGCTAAGGTGGTTGATTTATTACATGAAAATGGAGCTGAAAAGGTGTACTTTGAACCCGTTGTAGATGAAAGAACAGGAAGTAGTTTATATATGACGACACAAGAATATACAGATAACAAGGGAAATACTAATCGAGTATATGAAACAGCAGTAAAGATTGTTATAGATGATTTGGAATTTATACAAAGAGGACCAGTAATGAATGGAAGTAATCCAGTAAAGGATAATTCAATGTCACAACAAAGATTATGGAATTGTCAAACAAGATTGTTTGTTAAAGGTGTTGCTATAAGAACAGGTTTAGGCTTTGATTTATGGCTTAAAGATGAATTAAATTCAGAAAAAGAAAATTGGGAAGATGATTTAGGTAAGCACAGTTTAAATATGATCAAGAAAAGAATGGAACAGCTAATAACACAAAAAATGCAACAAGGATTATCACTTGGAAAAATTGCAGAAAATCTTGGAATAACAGAAGATGAACTAAAAAATTATTTTACATATTATTCTGTATTAGAGAGATTAGAAAAAAGAATTGGAGAAATGAAAATTGATAAGTAATAGTGATAGAAGTTTTTACATAGGTGCATCAGATACAAGTATGGTTGTAGGAAATTGGAAAACAAATACATGGTGTAATTGGTGGCTTGAAAAATTGGGATTATATAAAAATACATTATCAAACTTAGCAATGAAAACAGGAAATAATTATGAACACAAAATATTGGAAGCATTGGAAATAAAAGGTTTAGAAATGGACAAACAAATTATAACAGATAGATTGAGAGTTAATCTTGATGGAAATACAAAATCTTGTATTTATGAAGTAAAAACACACAAAATTGAAAAAGAATTTAAAGTATCAAAACAATATTGGAGACAGGCTCAAGTTGAAATGTATGCAAGTAATATACGCAATTTATATATTGTAGCTTATGCATTAGAAGAAAATGATTACAAAAATTATTTTAATAAAATAGACAAACAAAGATTACAACTAATACCAATCGAATATGATGAAGAGTTTATCGAAAGTGAATATTTACCAAAATTAAAAGTATTAGTTGAATGTCTAAAGAAAGGAGAATTTCCTTGCAAACTACAGGACAAATAACAGATATAAATATAGATTTTAAGACACGAAAACCAAAAATAAGCATTCTATTAAATACAAATGAAATAAGTGTTATAGAAGAACTTAAAAATGAAAATAAACTTAATTTAGAATTAAAGAAGTACAGAGAAAAAAGAAGTTTAGATGCCAATGCTTATATGTGGGTATTAATTTCAAAGTTACAAGAAAAATTAGATATACCAAAAGAAGAAATATACAAAGATGCAATAAAAAATATAGGAGTATATGAAGTAATACCAGTAAAGAATGAAGCAGTAGAAAGATTTGTACAAGCTTGGAAACATAACGGCATTGGTTGGGTATGTGAAACAACAAAAAGTAAGTTAGAAGGATTTACAAATGTTTTAGCTTATTATGGCAGTTCTACTTATAACACAAAAGAAATGAGCAGATTAATTGAATTAATAGTGCAAGAGTGTAAGCAATTAAATATAGAAACCAAAAGTAAAAGCGAAATAGATAGTTTATTAAAACAATGGGAAAGTGGCACTAATAGAAGTTGATAAAAAATAAAGTAAGTAAGGAAAATTAATTTATTAGTGCCATAAGGCCCTAAAAAAAGGAGAAATTATGATAGTGACAGATTTAAGTAATCATTTTAATCCTTGCCCTAAAAACACAATAAAAAAAGAAAAAACACAAACAAGGATTAAACAAAAAAGTAATAAGTTAGCAAAGAAAGAAAAAGATAGATTTAGTATTTTACAAAAAGAAGATGGTAAATGTTTTGTATGTAAAAGAAAATTTAAAGAATTAGATAAGCATGAAGCGTTTGGTGGCTCAAATAGACAAAAAAGTATTGAACATGGATTAGTATATTACCTTTGTAGAAAATGCCATCAAAAAGCTGATTTAGATAAAAATACGAGGCAAGATTTACATGATTATGCAAGAGAGAAATTTATAAAAAAATATAGTGAAGAAAAATTCTTAAAAGAATTTGGCAAAAATTATTTAGACAGTTAGCGAAAAAAATGTCGTTACTGCTAGAAAGGAGCAAAAGAAAAGTGGCGGAAAGAAGAATGTTTGCAAAAACAATAATAGATAGTGATGCATTTCTAGACATGCCACAATCTACACAATTATTATATTTCCATCTTAGTATGAGAGCAGATGATGATGGATTTATAAATAATCCTAAGAAGATTCAAAGAATGATAGGTTGTAGTGAAGATGATTTAAAAATATTAATTACAAAAAAATTTATAATTACATTTGAAAGTGGAGTTATAGTAATAAAACATTGGAAAATACACAATTATATAAGAAATGACAGATACAAAGAAACAACATACAAAGAAGAAAAATCAACATTAATACTAGATGAAAATAATGCTTATACCAGTGGTATACCAGATGTCTACCAAATGGATACCCAGGTTAGGTTAGGTAAGGATAGTATAGGTAAGGATAGTATAGGTAATAAAAAAGAAAAAAAATCAACAGAAATCGATGATTTAATTAATTCTAATTTTAAAGATGAAGAATTAAGAAATACAGTTTATGAGTTTATAAAAATGAGAAAAACAATAAAAAAGCCACTGACTACAAGAGGATTAGAACTAATGATTAAAAAATTGTATAGTTTATCAGCAATTGTAGATGAGCAAATAGAAATTTTAAATAATTCAATAATGAACAATTGGCAAGGTATATTTCCACTAAAACAAGATGCTAAGAAACAGAGTGGAATAGACGATTTTAAACAAATGTGGGAGGAGGCAAAACAAGATGAACAAAGCGGAAACAATACAAGTAATAACACTTTTAGCTGGTAACTATGACAGTATAGCTAAAAAAGATGCCACACAAAAGCAATTAATGGTAAATACTTGGTTAGAATGCTTAGGAGATTTAGATTACAAGTTAGTTTTACAAGCAGTAAAGAAAACAATTATAGAAAGTCCATACCCTCCAACTATACACGATATAAGAAAAAATGCAGTAGAAATGATTAATCCATCTACACAAAGAACATCAATAGAAGCTTGGAATGAAGCTTATAAGATGATTTGTAACGGATTATATATGACAGAAGAGCAATTTGAACAACATAGCCCCGAAGTAAAAAAGTTTTTTGGAAATGTAAGACAAGTTAAAGAACAAGCACAAGTCAGTACAGATGTAGTAAATAGCGTTACAAAAGGACAGTTTTTAAAGCAGTATGAAGTAATAGTAAATAGAGAAAAAGAGCAAAAATTATTACCTCAGTCTATGCAAGAAATTATAAACAAATTAACTGAAAATGCAAATATAAAACAGATAGGAGAGTGATAACAAATGAATATAACTACATTGCAAACGAGAAGAGAAAGCAACGAAAAAGTAAATAAAAGAGTACGAGAGCAACAAGTATTAGAGATATTAAGTGACGGAATAGAAAGAACAGCAAGAGAAGTAGCTTTTGAAATGTGTGAGCGAGGATTCACAAATACAGTAGAAAGGAACAATGCTAGTCCGCGTTTAACAAGTCTATTAGAACAAAGAAAAGTAATTATAGTCGGTAAAGCTTTAGATACAGTGACAGGCAAAAGAGTAGCAGTGTTTAAAATTGCAAGTTAGGTGATAGATATGAAATATAATTATCCACCGCTAAAGCGGAAAATGTGTAAACTGTCTAGGCTGTAATAGATTAGAAGATATAAATTTCAGAGGAACATATAGATGTGAATATGCAACATCGGAGCAGATAAGTATAGAAAAATTAAGAGAGGAGCTAAAGAAAAGTGAACAAATACAGAAATAAAAAAGTAATAGTAGATGAAAAAGAATTTGACAGTAAAAGAGAAGGAAACAGATATAAAGAATTAAAGTTACTAGAAAGAGCAGGAGAAATCAAAAATCTAGAATTACAACCACGATTTTTATTACAAGATAGTTTTAAGAAAAACGGAAGAACATTTAGAAAGATAGAATATGTGGCAGACTTTAAGTACATAGAAAACGGTAAAACAATAGTAGAAGACGTTAAAGGAATACAGACAGATGTATTCAAATTAAAACATAAAATATTTGAGAAGGTTTATCCAGATTTGGAATTAAAGATTATCAAGTAGGAGGAAGAATGAAAGAGATAGAAGTTGGAGAATATGTAAGAACAGATAAAGGCTATATTTTTAAAATAGATAAAGAAGAGAAAAACTTACAAATAGTTATTTTTTTTGATGCAGAATATGGGAAAATAGTAAAACACAGCAAAATAATATCAGAAGTTGTAAATGTTGGAGATTATGTAAATGGAAAACTAATACACAAAATAGATAAAGGTTCAAATTATTGCTATTTATATTACGGAAATTGTAAGACATTTGTAGATTATCAAATAAAAACGATACTAACAAAAGAAATTTATATGGCTAATTGCTATAAAGTAGGAGGTAGAGAATAATGAATTTAAAAGAGGCGATTAAAATACACAATGAATTATGCAACAAAGAAGAAATTAAAAAGTATTGTGAAGCACTGCATATAGTATGTGAAAAAATGCAAAATTGCAAACCTAAAAAAGAATATTATAAGTCATCTATAATTAATGATTATTATATAGAACTTCCTTATATGGAATTAACAATAAGTAATGGAAAAGCTGTTTATAGAAGGCATAAATATAGTTGTTCAAGTAAATCTAAAGATAAAAAAACAGGGAGTAATTATTGTTTGAGTCTTTGTAGATGTAATAGAGAGGAAATAGAAAAATTTATAGAAAGAGAAATAGCGAATGATAATTTAAAAGTAGGAGGAGAAGATGAATAGAGAATATTATAAGAGAATAAATAATTTAGATATAGCTTTAGAAGAAACAAATCATAAATATATAATGATACATCAATGGGCAGTAGATAACAGCCACAAATGGGGAATTGCAAGTTTTAAATACAATGAAGATGAAGGCTACTGGTATTTACAAACTTATGGAAATTTTAATCCTAATGTAGATTGGTATGATTTTGGTTGTTTAGTACAATTAGGTTACAAATGGATTAAAAGGGGTTGTTTTGGTAATAATCCAGAATTATCAGGAGGAGAATAGATATGTTAAAAATAAAACAAAGTGAAAACGGATTTTGGATTTCAGAAGATTGGTTTTATTTAGATACTTTTGAAGCTAAAATAAATAAAAGAATTTCGTTTAAAGATTTTGATAATGTTTTTGAGTTTAACGAATACGAAGAAAGAGAATGGAAAGGTAATAATCCTTTTTCAAAGTCACAATGTCAGAGATATTGGTTAGAGAATGAAAAAATGTTTGTAGAAATATGTGTTTTTGAACGTGAGAAAACAGGATTTACTATTCATAAAGTTATAACAAATAAATATGAAAACTCAAAAGAGTTAATAAAGGATTTACTTGATTTAGATGAACTTTATAATGCAATAGTTGAAACTTTTAAAGAATATATTGAAGAAATAAAAATAAGTATAAAGGAGTGATACATAGTGAAAGAAAAGACGGCAGATGAGATTATTTTTGAAATAGATGAAACAGTAAGCAGATTTTTGAAAGCTCCTAGAAAGATAAAAATGAAAGAAGATGTATATAGAAAAATAGCAACGGAAACTCAAAGACAAGTAAATATAATAGAGGTGCTAGACGCTAGGAAACAACCATTAAATCCATTAAAAGGTCTAAAAATAGAGATTGATAATAGCATAGAAAAAGATTGGGAGGTGTTTTAAGTGAAAGAAAATATTAAAGAAGATATAAAAACAGTTGAATACAACATGAAATGTATTAGAAATGTAATGAATAACTTTGAAGATGAATTATGCGAAAATATGCAAACTAAAACAGATGAAGTAAGTAAAATAATAGATAATATTTTATCAGATTATAAAAGAGTATTAAAAGAAAATGAAGAACTAACAATAAGTAATAAAGAAATAGATAAAGAATGCAGTAGATTGGAAGAAAAAGAAGTTAAATTAATTAATGAAAATGAACATTATAAAGATTTAATATGTGCATTAGAAACTTATTATGATATTGCAGAAAAAGATTTAGAAGAATGTATGAAAAATGATAGATGAGAGGTGAGGAATAAATGAACGAGGAAGAAAAGAAAGCTATTGAGTTATTAGAAGATATAAAGAATAACACTTGGACAACAAAATATATAATGTCTAGTGATAGTAAAAATGCAAAAGTATTATTAAATCTAATAGAAAAACTACAAAAAGAGAATAAAGAACTGAAAGAAAGCAACGAAATATTAAATGATGCATATTGGAATGAATGCATAACAAAGCAAACAATAAAAGACAAGATAGAATATTTAGATAATCAGCAAAAGCAATGGTTAGAAGATAGAGAACTAAAAGCAAGTGATAGTGAGATAATATTTGCTAGAAATTTTTTACAAGAACTACTAGAAGGGAGAAAATAAAATGAGTGCTGATGAGATGTTTGAAGAGTTAGGGTATGAAAAAATACATGATAATAAAAGAAGAATAGTTTATAGCAACTATTTAGCAAGAATAGTTTTTAAAATTAAAGACCAATGGATTGACATAAATATGAATTTAGATATATTAGAATTACAAGCAATAAATAAGAAATGTCAAGAACTTGGGTGGTTAAAGGGGGCTTACATATGAAAAAAGAAACTAAAAACATAATAAAGAAAGACATAAAGAAGTATACAGAATTAGCACAGTATACAGACAGTGAAGAAAATGCAAAAGTGTACAGAGATATAGCTAAGTATCTAGAAGAGAAAATAGAAGATTAGGAGGTACAAAAGATTGTATATTAAAGAAGATGTAGAAAAGATGTTGAGAGAACATTTAAAAAATGAAGCAAAGAAGACAGAGATACAATTAAAACGCGAAGAATATGAAGAAAGATTAGAGTACGCGGGAACAGTATATGAAGACACAGAATCGGAGATAATAGAAAACATGCAACTTGCCGGGCAAGCATATGATAGTGTAAAAGGTAATACTAATAAAATATCGGACACAACAGCAAGCACTGCAATGAATTATCAAAAAGAAAAAATACATGTAAATAAAGAAGATAGATATTTCTTAGAAAAGAAGATAAGAGAATGTGAAGTAGAAGAAAAGAAATTAGATAAACAAATTGTAAGAGTAAATAATTTATTAAATCAATTATCTACAGATGAAGAATTTGTCGTAACAACATATTACATGAAAAAAGCGAAATGGGATTATGTTGAAAGAGAATACTTTACTAACTTTGAAATACATAAGTCTATAAAACAATTACAAACATATAGAGATAATGCATTTAAAAATATGTTAGAAGTAATTAATGTCGCAGAATAAAACTTCGCTAAAATTTCGCTAATACTTCCTTTTAATTACTTTCTTAATATACTATAATTATAATAGAAAAATTTAAAAAGTACACATTTCCCCAAAGAGTTAGTTATATATGTATAGCTAGCTCTTTTATTATAGTTATTACCAGTATGCAAAGTAACTGACTTTCAAAAAAACTGATGTATTATATAGAACTTTCCTAGCGAGTTCTAATATATTCGGGAATAGTTAAATGGTATAACAGCAGGCTTTGACCTTGTTATTCTTAGTTCGAGTCTAAGTTCCCAAGCCAAGAAAAAGTTTAAAACTTTTGCGGAGCTATGTTTGTAGAGCGTGGCTCTATTTTTCTAATTATTTGTAAATAGTATGTAGTGATATATGATATAAAGTGCAAATTGGCAAAAGTAGGTTAATATGAAGTATAGAATAGTAATAAAAGCCGAAGTATAGCCGATTAGTTCTAGAGTGCAAAATTTATTGTTATATCATTACATAGTGTTTTATAAATAACGAAAGAGGTGTTTATTATGTCTATACAAGATTTAATACAGAAACATTTAGAAGAAAAGTGTGAGAAGTGTACAGTAAAAGATAAGTGTACAGGTATTACAGTTTCATATTTTAAAAAAGAAACGAAGTGTATTGCTTATGAGTAATAGTTACATAGCAGACAGTATAGTAAATGAATATAAAAGAAAGCAGTATTATGCTAAGAAAAGAAGAGAAAAGTGCAAGAACAAGAAGTGTGCTGAGTGTAAGTATATAGATATTTGTTTGGAGAGTGGAGTGGATCAAGATGAAAGAGATAACAGTATTAAACAGAATAAGCAAATTAGTTGAAAATATAGATTATAGGACATTATACGTAGAAATTAAAACCAACGATGACAAATATATTATAGAAAAAGAAAAGCCAAGGGCGATTGGATTTAGTGCGAAAAAAGAAGGTGATATAAATGGCAAAAAGGGGAAGAAAAACAAAATACAATAAGAAATATTGTGATGAAATAATTGAATATTTTGATATACCGCCACAAAATATAGCATATAAAGAAGAATATTTTAATGATGGAAGTTTAAAAAGTAAAGTACCTGTAATTACTGCAACAGAGATTCCAACATTTCAAGGCTTTGCTAATAAAATAGGTGTAAACATTGATACTTTGCATGAGTGGAAAGAAGTATATAGTGAATTTTCCGAAGCATATACGCGCGCGAAACAAATTCAAGAAAAAATATGGCTTGTAAATGCAATGAGTGGATTATATAATGCACAATTTGCTCAATTCTTTGGAAAGAATTGTTTAGGATATAAAGATAAAGTCGAAACAGTGAATAAAAATATAGAATTAAGCTATGAAGACTATATAAAGAAAGTAGAAGATGCTGATGAGTATTAATACTAAAAAGTATATAGAAGAGTATTTAAAAATAAGTGATAAAAATTCTAAAATTATACCTTTTATTTTAAATACACCACAAATGAAGTTGTACAACAAAATAAAAGAATTAAAACAACAACATAAACCAGTTAGAATAATAATTCTAAAAGCAAGACAAATGGGTTTTAGCACATTAACAGAAGCAATACTATTTAAAGAAGTTGCAACAAGACATAATGTAACGGCAGGAATAATAACACATGAATCAAAAGCAACAAATAATTTATTTACAATGAGTAAGTTATACTATGATAATTTACCAGAACCCATGAAACCAAAAACAGTTGCAAGAAATGCACAAGAACTGATATTTAATACTAAAGAAAATACTGGATTAAATTCGAAAATTAGTTGTATGACAGCAGGCGATGGAGCAGGACGTTCTGGTACATATAATTTCTTACATTTATCAGAACTTGCATTTTGGCCAGGTGACAAAAAAGAAGCATATATATCTTTAATGCAAACGGTGCCAAACAATGAAAACTCAATGGTAATAATAGAAAGCACAGCAAATGGATATGAATTTTATAAAGAATTATGGGATAAAGCAGTTTCAAATGAATCTGATTTTATTCCTTTTTTTGTGGGCTGGAATGAATTGCAGGAATATCAAATGCCATATACGGGCTTTGAACTAACAGATGAAGAAAAAAGATTACAGGAAATATATGGAGTAACTCTTGAACAACTAGAATGGCGTAGATGGTGTATAAGAAACAATTGTGGTGGAGATATAGAAGTATTTCATCAAGAATATCCTATAAGCCCAGAAGAAGCATTTTTAAATACTGGAAGTTGTGTGTTCGATACACAGATTATTCACAATAGAATACAAGAGTTAAAAAGACCTTTAAGGACAGGATATTTTACTTACGATTATGATGACACACTACCTGCTTTTGGTTCTAGAAATCCAATAACAGGACAATTATATATAAAAAACAAAATAAGTAATATTAAATGGGTAGAAGATAAAAAAGGATATATAAAGATATATGAAGTTCCAAATAGTCCAGAAATAGTAAATTATGCAATAGGTGGGGATACGGCAGGAAATGGAACAGATTATTTTACAGCACATGTCATAAACAGTAAAACATTCAAGCAATGTGCAGTGTTCAAAAAACAACTTGATCCAGATTTATATATCAAACAGATATATTGCTTAGGAATGTACTATAATAAAGCATTAATTGGAATTGAAAACAACTTTGATAAATATCCGATTAGAGAGTTAAATAGGTTAGGTTATCCAAATCAATATGTTAGAGAAAATGAAGAGAAAATAAGTCATAACACAATGAAGGAGTTTGGATTTAGAACAGATGCAAAAACAAGACCTTCAATAATTTCAAACTTAATACAATTCGTAAGGGATAATTCAGAACTTATAAACGACTTAGATACTCTAAAAGAAATGCTACAGTTTATATATAATGAAAATGGAAGACCAGAAGCACAAGAAGGAGCACACGATGATTTAGTCATGGCACTAGCAATTGCACTAAGAATAGTTGAACAAGTTACATATCATAAAGACACAATTAATGTAATTGAAAGAGACTTTTTTGGACACTATGAAAGAAGCGAAGAAGGAGAGAGAATAACGGTAATATGAGTGATTTCGTAAAAATATTAATATTAATGACTATAAACCAAATTGAGATGATACTAGTTTTGTTAGTATCATTTTTTGTTGGTTTGAAATTAAAAAATAATGAAAGAATTGAAAATCCGGTAACAGCAGTGAAAAACATTGTAAACAAAAAGAAAGAAATAGAACAAGAAAAAAAAGAAGCTAAAAATCTAAATATAATGCTAAACAATATTGATAGATACGATGGTACAACCAGAGGACAACAAGATTTAATAAAATAAATGAGGAGAAAGACGAATGAACGATATTAAAGAGGTTAAAAAGACAGACGAATGGGATTTATATCAAAGAGCAGTCGACTATATGAGTTTATTTAATATATTCGAAGATACAGATAAAAACTATAGATTTTACAATGGCGATCAGTGGCAAGGTTTAAAAATTGAAGGAGTTGAACCAGTACAAATAAACTTTATACAAACAATAGTAGATTACAAAATATCTGTTATTAATCAAAACTTATGGGGAATCGTATATTCAAGTGAAAATTTTGAAAACAAAGAGTTTAAACCTATAGCAGATGAACTATGTAAGTTATTAAATTTAAGAGCTAATAAGATATGGGAAAGAACCAAAATGGATTCTAAAGTAAGAAATGTATCACAAGATAGTTGCATTAATGATGAAGGTATTTTGTATAGCTACTGGGATATAAAAAAGAAACAAATTGAAAATGAATTATTAAATAAAACCGATGTCTACTATGGAAATGAAAATTCATCTGATATACAAGAACAACCATATATCATAATAAGACGAAGAATGCCGGTAATTAAAGCTAGAGAATATGCAAGACAACTCGGAGTATCAGAAGAAAAAGTAAATTTAATTTATGGAGATAATGATAATATTCATAATGCTGGAGATAATTCAGAATATGAAAAAGAAGAAACTTGCACAGTTCTTACAAAAATGTGGAAAGAAGATGGGAAAGTTTATTATTCAGAAGCTACGCAGTTAGTTCAATTAAGAAAGGCAAGTAAGACAGGCCTTACAAGATATCAAGTAGCACATATGCCTTGGTCAGATAAAAAAGGATTTTCAAGAGGCGAAGGGGTAGTAAGAAATTTAATACCGAACCAAATTGAAACAAATAAAATACTTATGAGAAGAGCTGTAGTAACTAAAAATACTGCATATCCTCAAAAGGTAGTAAATGTAGACCAGGTTTTAAATCCAAACTCTGCAAATATAGTAGGTGCGACAATACAAGTAAAAGGTGCAACAGAAGATGTAAATAGAGTATTTAGTTCTACTTCTCCTGCACAAATGTCATCAGATGTTCAACAGTTACAAAATGATTTAATAGATTTAACACGAAATATGCAAAATGCAGGAGATATATCAACTGGTGCAGTAAATCCAGAAGATGCATCTGGACGAGCAATTTTGGCTGTTCAAAATGCATCACAACAAACATTAAATAATCAAGTACAAACATTAAAGGATTTTATAGAACAAGTAGCATTAAATTGGTTAGAGCTTATCACAAATTATGGAGATAATATAGTTTTACAAACAGAAGAACAAGATACTTTAACTGGAGAAAAAAGATATATTAATGTTAGAGTTCCAAATTCAGCATTGAGGAACTTAAAAGCAAGCGTAAAGATAGAAGTTACACCGATGGGAGCATATGACCAATATGCACAAGAGCTTTCGTTAGAGAATTTATTGAAAGAAGGTTGGTTTGCTCCAGACAGAATAGAACAACTTGAATTGTATGTAAATTCTTTACCAGATAAAAGTACGATGCCAAAACAAAAATTATTAGAAATAATTAAAAAATCAAAAGAAAAACAAATGTATATACAACAACTACAAGCACAAACACAACTTGTTAATCAACAAGCAAATCAATACATACAAACACAACAACAAGAATTTGAAGATAATTTTGCAGGTGGTTGGAGTAGTGAAGAAGAAAAACTACAAGATGCAGATAGACAAGCATATTTAGATGCATTAGCAGAAGTACAAGCAGAAGGTGTCCAAGAGTAGGACATCTTCTTTTGTATATATGTCCAAAACAAGTGAAGACGAGAAAAGCTACTTAGGTTATAGTCGACGGACTTAAAACGGGAGGAATAAAAATGGAAAATGAAAATGGTGTAGTAGAAACAACTACTAATGAAAATGTTGATACTCAAGCAACAGAACAAAATGAGGTAGTAAATGATAAAAACTCATTTACAGAGGAACAAAAAGCTCAAATGACAAAAATAATTCAAGACAGAGTCAGTAGAGCGAAAAAAGCTGAAGAAAGAAAATATTCAGAGTTAGTCAATGTATTAAGTGCTGGACTAGGAACAAATAACCTTGACGAACTAACACAAAAAGCAAAAGCTTTTTATCAAGAGCAAGGAGTGGAAATTCCAGTCAAACCTTCTTACAGTGAAGATGATGAAAGAATATTAGCAAATGCTGAGGCTAACAACATCATTGATTTAGGGTATGACGAGATAGTTAATGAAACAAATGAAATGATGAATCGAGGAGTTGCAGATTTATCACCTAGAGAAAAACTAGTATATAAGACATTAGCTGATAAAAGAAAAGAAATTGAAAATGTAAAAGAACTAGAGTCAATAGGAGTAAAACGCGAAACGATTGAGAGTAACGATTTTAAAAACTTTACTCAAAAATTTAATTCAGATACATCTTTAACAGATATATATGAGATTTATAGCAAATTGCAACCAAAAGAGGATGTGCAACCGATGGGAAGCATGAAATCATTATCAAAAGATGATGAAATAAAAGAATATTATAGCCCCGAAGAGTTTGACAAACTTACTAAAGAACAATTAAACAATCCAAAAATTTGGAATGCTGTGATGCAGTCAAGGCTTAAATGGTAGGGCAGAAAGAGGTAAAAAAATATGAGTTCAAAAGTATTTAAACAAGAATTATGGTCTAAACAAATTCAAAATGAATTAGATGTTCTAACAGGATTAAGAACACATAGTGATTATTCTTATGATGGAGAAATAAAGAATGGGAATGTATTACATATCACAGGTTCAGTAAAACCAACCGTAGGTGATTATGTACCAGGTACAGACATTACATTTGAAAAAGTAAGCGGTACAGAGATGACATTGGTAATTGATAAGGCAAAATATGCAACACAATTATTTGATGATGTAGATAGAGCACAATCAATCCCAGGCGTTATGGAAAACGCTACTAGAGAAATGGCAAAAGAGTTACACAACAAAGGCGATGAAGCAGTTGCTGATGTAATTAAAGATGCAACAGAAAATGGTGTTAAATATAAAGGCAAGGACGATAAAGAAGCAACTGAAACTATAAAACAAGAAGCTTCAGCAACAGCAGTAACTAAAACAAATGCAAGAGACAGAGTAGAAGAAGGATTAACAGCATTATATGAAAATAATGTAAACCCTAACTCTGATTTATGGGGAGAATTTACACCTAAATATTTCTCTGCGTTAAGAAGAGAGCTAACAGAAACATTAACAAACAACGTTGAATTAGCTAAAACTGGTGCAGTTGGAAAATATAACAATGTAAAGGTATGCGTAGAAAATTTACTACCAACTTCAACAGATTCTACAGCTAGATACAATGTAATTAGAACAGGGAAAGCTGTTGCATTCGCCGGTCAAATAGATAAAGTAGAGGCTGGAAGAGTAGAAAAACAATTCGCTGACTATGTAAAAGCATTATTTGTATTTGGAACAAGAGTTGTAAGACCAAAAGAAATGTACATAATTAAAGAAAAAATTAAAGAATAGACATAACAAAATTCAAATGGTTAAGTCAAGGGGGGAAACCCCCTTGGCTTTTTATAAATTGACACTAGAATATTAAATATTTTAGTTTGAGTTTATAAGGAGGAAAATATGAGAAAAGAACAGGAAAAGATAGAAAGATTTTTAATAGAACCACAATACACACCGCTTTTTGGCATAACAGTAACAGAAGGTACTGTTATTGATGACTACACAGACGATAAGAAAGTGCATCAAACAATCAAAGATTTAGTTCTAACAACACATATAAAAGACAAAAGAGTAAGTGAAAGTTACGAAATGGAAGAAGATTCTACTTTAATAATGAAGTTAAGACCAGGAACTAGACTTTTGTGGACACAAACAGAAGGGTATATTTTACCACAGCAAAAATTAGTAACGAGAGAAGAAATAAGAGAAAACTTAAATTATTTGGACGGAATCGAGGGATTAAGATAATGACCTTAGGAGAATTAAGAAAAAAAGTATATGAAGTAATTGAAGAATTAAATCCGGATTTAACTTCATACACTGACGATAGTGATTATGAAGCTAAGTTTAATACTTGTGCAAATACAGTGCAAAATGAACTTGCTAAAATAACTGACAAAGTAGTCAAAGAAACAATAGAAGTTGAGAAAGGGCAAGAAATTGTCTTAAGTGAAGATTTAGAACGATTTAGACTTTTAAAGAAGATAACTGGTGTAGATTACGATATAGAAGATGAATATGTAACGTTTAATGAAAAAGGAACAGCAATTATATATTACTATCAAAACAAAAAGCAAATCAAAGAAGATTCAGATGACAATTTTAAAATAGATTTTGATAATCAAACATTAGATTGCATGATATATGGAATTGCTTCTGATATATTGAGAAATGATGTTTCAAGTAATTATGGAGCATATTTTACGTCTAGATATAATGAATTAAAAGAACAACTTGATCCACGTAGCTCACAAGGAATGTTTAAATTTGTAGGAGGAGTCAATGTCTAGTGGTGATTTAATAACAAGGATGTATTCTGACTTTTTGGGAGTAGATTTTTCAAATAATCACGTTTCAGCATATAGAAGCCCAGATGCAGTAAACATTTGGAAAAATTATAAAGAATTAGGAAAATGTATATCAAGTAGACCAGGATTAAAACTATTTAAACAATTAAATGGAAAAATCTATGGTCTATTTTTATATAAAGTTGCAACAGTTCAACATATGATAATTCATTGTGATACTTCATTATACGATTACAATATGCAAACAGATGATTTAAGAGTAATTAAAAATAATGGAATGAATCCATTTAAAAGTCAGTCATTTATTTATGCATCTATTTTGTATATAAAAGATGGATTACGTTATTATAAATATGACGGTTCACAAGTACAAGAAGTGGTGGGATATATACCAACAACAAGTATATCAAGAACACCAGATGGTGGTGGTAAAGATTATAACGAAGTAAATATGCTAACTCCATATAGAAGAAACTCATTTGTAGGAGATGGAAGTTCAAAAGATTATTACTTGAATGTTGAAAGTTTTGATGCCGGAACTGTATCAGTAACAGTAAATGGTGCAAATGTAAGTGGTTTCACAGAACACCCCGCACTTGGATATATTACATTTAATGAAGCTCCATCAATTCCAGATACAGATGGAGAAGATAATGTAGTTATAACTTTTGCAAGAACTGTAGAAGGATATAGAGATAGAATAGACAAATGTACTCTATTAGAAGTATTTGATAATAGAGTTTTTTTTAGTGGAAATCCAGATTATCCAAATACTGTATGGTATTCAAGTTTGAATAATCCAGCATATTGTAGCGATTTAGATTATTCGGAGGAAGGACTAGATGCAGTACCAATTACTGCTTTAGTATCAGGAGCAGGAAAACTATGGGTGTTTAAAGAGCCTAGCCAATCTAATCAATCTGTATTTTATCATGTGCCATCAATCGACAGTGTTGCAGGGAAAGTTTATCCAAGTTCGCATTCAAATGTTTCAATTGGTTGTGTATCAACAGGAGTAAATTTTAATGATGATATTTGTATATTTAGCGATTATGGACTTGAAGGAATAACAGGTAACATAGATAGTGAACAAGTATTAAGTCATAGGTCTAGTATGATAGATTCTAAGATTTTAAATGAAACTAATTATAAGAACCCAATACTTGCAGAATGGCAAGGATATTTACTTGTATTTATAGATAATCATGTATATTTAGCAGATTCAAGACAAGTATGGAACAATATAAATCATATAGAATATGAGTGGTATTATTGGGAACTTGAAAAGAATGTAACAGCAACATCAGTATTGGGAGATGAGCTCTATATTTGCACGGAAGATGGTGGAATATATACTTTTGACTTTAGTTTAGATGTTAATGCATACTGGACAACCTGTGAAGATTATTTTGATAATCCAGTTTCACAAAAAGTGACAAATAAAAAAGGTTGCATTTTAAACTTAGACGGAGAAAACGTAACAATATCAACGAATTGCGACAATAAAGGTTGGGACCGAATAAACGAATATGAAAATACTAAAGGATATATAGTCCCAAAAATTAAAAAGAAAAAATGGAAAACAATTAGATTTAAATTTGAATCTAATAAAAAAATTAAAATATACAATTTTACTGTTCAATGTTTTGTTGGTGGATATGTAAAAAGATAGGAGGAAGTAGATGTCAAGTGTTCAATCGAGATATGATGATATGATTGCTCAACAACGAGATATTGTTGATGGGTATGATGGAAAATTAACAGTGGATCAAAACGATTCTAGGTTAACGTCAGTTGAAGCAGAAAGGCAGAAAGCAATTAGTGAAAACAACAACACATTTAACGATATGATAAATGAGTCAAACAAGTCTTACAATAATATGATTGACAGTACTCAAAAATATTACGACAATATAAACTCAACATTACAGCAGTCATATGAAAAGCAAAAAGAAGCGCAAGATGCGCAAACACAAGCAACAGTAGACCAAATTAATACACAAAAAGAAAGAACAGAAAGAGATTATCAAAAAGAGCAAAGAGGAGCATATACAGATTATCAAAATCAAGTAAATCCATATGGAGTACAAGCAGAACAAATAGCTTCTAATGGATTAAGCAATTCAGGATATTCAGAAAGCTCTAGAGTATCAATGTATAATTCATATCAGAACAGAGTTGCAACAGCGAGACAGTCATTGCAAGATGCTTTAGTAGACTATAACGCTCAAATTGTTAGTGCTAAAAATGCAAACAATACAGCATTAGCAGAACTTTGGAGTAATGTTTATTTAAAGATAGCAGAAAATGCTCTTGCAGGTTTTCAATATAAAAATCAACTAGAACAGAATAAGCTAACTACAGTTCAATCTTTAACACAAAATAGAATGAATAATGAAAATACATTACAATCAAGATATGATACAAGATATCAAAATATGTTAAATCAAATTAATCAAGAGATTTCTAATAAACAAAATCAATATAATACAGCACTTTCTATCTTACAGAGTGATAAGAAAATGCAAGAAGATACAAGACAATTTAACGAAAACATGGCATATCAGAGAGAAAGAGATAGAATAAAAGATGCGCAATGGCAAAAAGAATACAACTTGAGCCTACAAAAATATAGAGCTTCATTAAGTAACTCAAAAGCAAGAACAGTTTCAGATACTAAAACAGTATCAAACAAAGAGACTGAAAATAAAACAAACTCCGATGCACTAACTAGAAGTGCTCAATTAGCAGTTAGAGGGGTTCTTGCTCTAAATGGTTACGGAGTTAGATAGGAGATAAAATGGCATTATTTAAATTAAGTGAAGTATCCGAAGAAGAAAGAAAAAAATATTTACAAAGTATAGGAATAGATGCAGATAAATTCCAAAAGGCACAAGAATCAAAAATTACGAGTAATCAAAAATCAGAGAACATATTACCTATAGAAAAAAGTAGTAACACGGCTAAATTACCAATAGAAAAAAAGAATAATACAGACCTACTTCCAATAAAACAAAAGTCTGAAAATAATACTGTAATTAACAAGAAACTTAGTGAAATGGTACAAGGCCCAAACAAAGAAATTAATAATTCTCAAAACAGATTTAATTTTAGACAAGCAAATCAAACAGCAAATAAAAATGAAAATAAACAGTTAAATGCTAAAGTAACAACAGAGAAAGAAAAAGAACAAATAAAAGAATCTGGTGGACTTGAGTATGATACAAATGCAATTAAAGAGGCTATGGAAATAAATAAGGATAATTCAAAAGGAAATCTTAATTCTTCAATATCACATGTATTAAGTGGCGTTTTAGAAGGTGCAAAAAGTAATTTTGCAGGTGTAGGACAGTCTGCATTATTTCCTATTGCAAATGCATTAAGAATGGCAGAAGAAGTTACAGGAAAGAAACAGCAAGCACAAGAAAAAGATAATGAAGAAGATTTATGGTCAAACAAAGTATTAGATATGGCTGATTATTTAAAAGAAGAAAGCCAACACCATTCTAAAGTAGGTTCAATGTTAGAAAATAATATAACAAGAGATTTAGGAAACGTATCAAATACAATAGGAAATATGGCAATGTCTGCAATATCAAATATTGCAATACCTAGTTCTGGAATATTGGAAACAGGAATAAGTGCAGGAGGAAATTCAGCAGGAGAAACTTTAAATGAAGACCGTAGCAATCTGATACAAGCTATAGCAACTGGCACTGCAAAAGGCGCTGTTGAAGGTTTTACAGAAAAAATAACAGGTGGAAATATACTAGGTAAAGGAAGCCTAGATGATTTAGCAGAAAATATAATTGGAAATAAGATAAAAAGTAAAGCAGGTAAAAAGCTAGCTTCTAAAATGTATGAATTTGGCGGAGAAATATTAGAAGAACAAATTTCAAATAATGCAGGATATATAATTGATAAAATAATAAATAATAAAGATTTGCCAGATTTTCAACAATGGTTAAATGAATCTAATGAAACAACTAAAAGTACATTCTTAACCACACTCGCATTAAACATGTTAGGAATGGGTGGTTCTACATACAATGACAGTCAAAGTAAATCAAAAGATACGCAAGCTCAAAAATATTTAAATGAAGCCCAGAAAATAATCGACAATGAAAATATAGCGGAAAATATAAAAAATAATGTAACTAATCAATACAATTATAAAAATACAATATTAAACAATCTAAACACCTCAAATTTATCAGATAAAACCAAGACTGAATTGCAACAATATTTAAAAGAAAACCAAATAACAGAAGAACAATATAATCAAATTAATGAAACGTTGCAACAAGAGAAAATGTCCAAAGAGGAACAAAGTAGTGTAAGTGACAACGAAATGAAATATCAATACATAAAAAGTGATAATGCAAAAGTTAACCAATTAAGACAAGACGTTGTAAACAATAATTGGGACAACAGTAAAGAAACTAATAACTTTGTAAATTTTTTAGAAAAAATTGTTACTGATAAAGATGTAGAAATAAGACTTGATACTAATTTAAAAGATAACGAAGGAAATGTAGTAAATGGTTCATATAAAGATGGAGTGATTACTATAAATCCTAATTCAGATAGGTCAGGTGAATTTTTAGCAGTACATGAGTTAACACATGCTATTGGAACAGATGAAATGCGAAATATGGTTCAAAAATATAGAGAAAGTAATTCAGAATTTAATAATGCAGTAGAAAAGTTGCTAGGAACATACAAAGTATCAGAACTAAACGATGAAGCACTAGCGGATATTTCAGGACAACTATTTAGCAGTCAAGATTTTATAAACAATGTGTCAAATACTAATCCATCATTCTTTAGAAAAATTTACAATGAAATTAAATATTTGTGGCATCAGTTTAGAGGATATAAAAATCAAAACCAATTCGTGGACGATTTATATTACAAATGGACCGAGGCTTACAATAGTAATAATAAATTAAATGATACAACTAATTATCATATTAGTGAGAATTTTTCAGATGAAATAGATAAAGCATTAAAAAATGAATTACCATCAAATACGCAAATTAAAGCAAGAGATTTTACACCTAAAATATTGGTTGATAGTGGGGTTCAAGATTTACCAATGTTGATCACACAAAAACACATAAAAAGCACGATATATACACAACAAGAAGCACAGGCGCTAGGACTTCAAACTAAGAATGTGAATTATCATGGATTAGGAAAAGAATTGTTAATTAAAGCAATTGATAATCTAGATAGTCCACAAGCTATATATAAAACAAGTGAAAATAATTATTTAGTAGTTACAGAATTTAAAGATAATAATGGAAAAGAGATAATAGTTCCAATACAAATAAATGGCAATGGAAGATATAATGATGTATTTATAGACGAGAACCAAATAAAAAGTGTATATGGAAGAAACAATCTTGATAATTATATAAACAAAAACAATTTTGAACAAATATACAAAAAAAACAAAGAGTTAGATTTCAATGAAGGAATACAATATTCCAACGTTGCTAACTCTTCTATTGAGAATAGTATAGCATCTCAAGATGAAGATGTCAATACTACTACTAAATATTCTAAACAAGAATCTGAAAATAATTCAGATTCTTTTAATTTGTCCGAAAATGAAAAAATAACAAAGACTATAAATGAATTAGAAAATGAATTAAGCGAAGCACAATCATTCTTACAGAGAGGAAAAATAAAAGAGCAAATACGTGCGTTAAAAGAAGGATTTGATAATGTTCAAGATTACAGAGAAGCGGAAAGACTGAGAAAAGAACAAGCAATAGAAGAATATCATCGTGAACAAGAAGAAAAGAAAAAAGAAACTGAAGAAAGAAAAATAGCACAAAAAGAATTATTGAAAAAAGAAATAGAAGAAGCTCCAGAAAACAAAAAAAAACAGTATGAGATAATACAAAGTACAAATCCAATGGAAGATGATTATCATGTAGGAATTAGAAGCCCTAAAGACATAAAAACATTTGCAGAAGTTATAAATGATGATATAAATGATGATGAAAGTTTTGCATGGGGGGATTTTAGCAAAAAAGATGCAGAAAGAGCCTTAAAAAAAGGAAGTATTACAGTATATTCTTCTAAACCAATTGAAAATGGAAACTTTGTATCAACATCAAAAATTCAAGCCACAGAGTATGCAGGTGGAGAAAAAATTTATACAAAAGAAGTTCCAATAGAAGATGTTGCATGGATAAATGGAGACGAGGGTCAATATGCAAAAATAAGTACTAAATATTCAAAAGAAAATTCAACATGGAGAGAATATTTAGAATCACATTTTCAATCAACAGGAACAAGAACAGATATGTCAAAATTACCAATAGATAATAAGATTATAGAAAATAGAAAGCAACAAATAATAAATAAAGCACAGCAGATAGAAAAAACAAATCCTGATTTTCAAGGTTTAACAGATGAAATTAAAAATAGTTATTTAGGAGAAGACTTTGATTATAATACATATAAACAAATGAATAATTATTTGGATACTTTACAACCTGTAAAGAAAGAAAATAATCAAGTAGTGCAAATACTTCCAACAAATAAAGTAGAAAGAATATACGAAAATACACCAGGAGAAGAAGTTAACTATACTGAAATGGAAAGACCAAACGGAAAAATAAGAAAACATTATAGAAGTATTATAGAAAGTTCAAATACAACAGCAGAAGCGAAAAAAATAGCAAAAGAATTAATGGGAGTTGACACATACGTAAAAACATCTAACAAATATAATACAGAAATAGCAGATAGAAATATAGAAACAAATGGGCCAGAAAAAGCATTAACATCTTTAACTACTAATGTAAATGATAATAAAAAGATAACAGCGGTAGATATAGCTACTGGAGAAAGGTTGATAGAATATTTTTCTAAAATTGGTGATAAAGATAGATTACAAGAAGCAATACAAACAACTGCAATGGCAGGAACAGAAGCAGGCCAAGCAGTACAGGCAATGTCTTTATTAAATCATCAAACACCACAAGGACAAGTAGTGTGGATTCAACGTTCTATAGATAAAGTGAATAAAGATTTAGCAAGAAGAAACAAGAACGGTGCACAGTTCGATTTTACTCCAGAGATGCAACAAAAAATACTCAACTCTACAAAAGAAAATTTGCAAGATAATATCAACCAAGTATATGAAGAATTAGGAAAACAAGTACCTAAAAGCCATATAGAACAATTAAATGAGTGGAGATATTTCTGTATGTTAGCTAATCCAAAGACACATATAAGAAACATTGTAGGTAACCTAGTAATGGGAAAAGTACAAGATACAAAAAATAAGATAGCAGGTGGATTAGAAAGTGTATTTTTACGTAATTCAGATGAAAGAAATCATACAATAAAAAGAGCAAGTAAAGAAGTAAGACAATTTGCAAAAAATGATATAAAGAATGTAGAATCAGAACTTGGATTAAATGATAACAAGTACAACCCAAAATCAAGATTACAGAATGCTCAACGAACTTTTAAGAGTAATATATTAGAAAATACATTAGGAAAAGCATTTGATTTTAACAGTAAATTGTTAGAAGCAGAAGATGGAATAGGATTAAAGTCAGCATATCCAAAAGCTTTAGCAGAATATATAACAGCTAATAAATTAGATATAAAAAATATAAGTGATAAAGATTTACAAAAAGCGAGAAATTATGCAATTAGGCAAGCACAAGAAGCGACATTTCATCAAGAATGTCAAATAGCATCAATGATAAATACAATAGAAAATAAAAATAATGCTACAAGAGTTATATTTGGAGGTTTGTTTCCATTCAAGAAAACGCCAATAAACGTGGCAATAACAGGATATCAATACAGTCCAGTAGGACTAGGATTTGAAATAGTTAGAAGTGGAGTAGCCTTAAGACAGGGAAAGATAACTGCAAACCAATATATAGATAATATCAGTAAAGGATTAACAGGAACTGGAATTGCACTTGTTGGTTTTGCACTAACAGAAGCTGGAATATTAAAAGCAAGTGGTGGTGATGATGACGATAAGGAAGCGTATGAAGAACAACAAGGAAAACAATCATACTCAATACAGATTGGAGATAATACATATTCTTTAGATTGGTTAGCACCAGCAGGTATTCCATTGTTTATAGGTTCTGAATTTTCACAACTTTTAAAAGCTGGACGAGAAAGTGGAGAAGTGAAAAATCAAAATCAATTCATTAGCTCTCTTGAAAATGTTGCAAATGCAGGATTAACAGCAATGAATCCAATGAGCGAGATGAGTATGGTCTCTGGTCTAGTAAGTACATTAAAATCATATTCACAGGACCCAATGCAAGGATTAAGTAATACATTAGTAAATATGGGAAAATCATATGTGAATCAGATGTTCCCTACTGCATTAGGACAAGTATCAAAAACATTAGATGATAAAGAACGTTCTACAACTTCAACTGAAAGTGGTATTCTTTCAAAAGCAGTAGATAGTACTAAAAATCAAATAATTAGTAAAATACCAGGATTAAGACAAATGCTTCCAGTTGCAACAGACGTGTGGGGCAATGAAAAAGAGCAAAAAGGAAACTATATAGATAATGCAATATTACCATGGACTAAAAAGGAAATAACAACTAATTCAACGGATAAAGCACTTACAGAATTATATGATAAAACTGGAGAAAGTTCAGTATTGCCAGATAGCTATATAAACAAAACATTAACATATGATAAACAAAAATATAGATTAACAGACCAAGAATATGCAGAATTAAAGAAGGAATATGGAAAAACATCATATGCGATAGTAAGCGGATTAACAAGTTCAAAAGCTTTTAATAAAATGTCACAAGAGCAACAAGTTAAAGCAATTTCAGAAGCATATAAATACTCAAAAGCAAAGATAAAGTCTACTTATGCAAATTGGAATGACATAGATAATGAAGATAGTTCTGTATATAAGAAAGTACAAGATGTTATTAAAAATGGTGGAGACGCTAAAGACTATTTCTTATATATTGGAGCAACAGCTGATGTAAAAAAAGATAAACAAAGAATACAGATACTAAAAAATTCAAACATAGGTTCTAAGAAGGCAATCTATGCAAGTACAATTGGTAGTGATGATAAGACATATTCAATATTAAACAATACGGACAATTTTAATATTAATAATTATCTAGATTACAAGTTACAAGACTTTAGCAGTGATAAAAAAGATGATGGAACAGTAAAAGGAAAAACAATATCAGGAAGTGGAAAAACTAAGTTTTACAATTATATGGATGATAGTAATTTTACATATGAACAAAAACTACTTCTTACTGGTATGAGATACAAAACAACAAATGCAGAAAGAGAAAATATATTTAATATAATAAATAATTTTGAATTATCAAGCAAAGAAAAACTAAAAATTATGTCTAAAATGCAAGGTTTTAAAGTCTATAATAATGGGCAAGTAAGTTTTTAAGGAGGAACAGATGAACAAACAAGATTGTGTTGGTGTTAATAGTTGGCAAGAAGTTGAAAGAAGATTGCAAGCACAGAGCCAAATAATTGGAACGGGTAATAATACAATAGTAAAAGTAAACAATACACTAAATTCTTTTCTAAATGCATTAGTATTAAATTTAAAAGATATATTAGAAGACCAGAGTGATATTTCACTTTGGTTTTTTGATATTGATAAACCCACAACACTAACAGAGCCATATATAAGTTGGGAAACACCAAATGAACATATTGGAGATTTCTTTTATTCAAGAACAAAAGGAGTTGTTTATAAGTATACGTTAAACGGATGGGAAAAGAATACTGATGCAACATTGTTAAAGGCAATGGCTTTAACAAATACAGAATTAGTTTCAGGAGACAATGAGAGAAAGGTATTTACAACAACGCCAACGCCACCGTACGAAAGCGGGGATTGGTGGATTAAGGAAGATGGTTCATTGTATGTATGCCAAATAGGAAGAAAAGATATATATAGTGCACAAGACTTTGTAACAAGTGTAAATTATGCTGGAGCCGTGGCGGAGAAAACAGGTAATGTATTAGAAGTACTTAAAGGAACAGTAATAACTACAACTGACAATGCGGTAATTTATCTAGACAAAGCAACAGGAACAACATCACAAATTAGTGGAGATTCAATTAGGACAGGTATAATAACTTCAAATAATTACTCAAAGAATAATTTGGGAATGGCGATTAATTTAAACGAAGGGACAATTGATACAAAAAATTTTAAACTTGATAGAAATGGCAATGTCAATTTGTACAATGGAGCTACAGTTATTACGGACAAAGGGTTAATGACAAATTTACAATTTGTTGGAGTAAACTTAAATTATAACTTAAATGGATTATTCGGGAATTATTGGGATGGAAACAATTCTTTATCAAGTTATTGGATAATAATAAACGCAAATATTCCGGCAAATTTTATAATACAAAAAGCTTATATAAGAATTGTGGAACATCCAGTATATTGGAACAATTTAAGTTCATATGGCTATGTAAAACAACTAGCAATATATAGAATGAAATCTACAGATAAATTAATATCCAATTACCAAACAGAAGATAATATTTTAGATAGTATGAGTACTCAAATAAGCAATGTATTTTCAGGAAACAATGCAACATGGACACCAACTACACCAAGTAATTCTAATTATGGAGCACAGATAAAGGACACTGTAGATTTAAAATCACATATAAACAACAACAATTGCATTTTCTTATTAAAAAGTAAATATTCCACTTCTGTTAGTGCAAGCAATTATGCGCAAATAGAAGCTCAAAACAGTTGCTATGTCAATGCAACACTTAACGTTCTTGGATATATGAATTTTAATTAAAAGAGAAAGGAGTTAACTATGTTAAAAATTGAATCAGACGGAACTATTTCTTTGAATAGAGGAGACACAGGTACTATTACAGTGACTGCAAATAATGAGGAATACGAATTTCAACCAGGAGATGTAATATTGTTAAGAATATTTGAAAAAAAGGGGTACACTAAAGAACCACTACTAGAAAAGACTTTAACAATATCAAATATCACAACAGAAGCAGACATATTTCTTGTTGAAGAAGATACAATGTTTTGTCCAGAAAATAATAAAGCAACGACATATTGGTATTCAATTTCATTAAATGAAGATGTTATTCTAGGTTATGACGAAGATGGAGCAAAACAATTTATTGTCTATCCTGCAAAAGTGAGAGGAGATGATAATAATGGATAAAATAGATATATCAATTGCAACTAAAAATAAAATTGCAGGTAAAGTTTCAACAAAGAAGAAAATTGATGTAAATATTTACCCTAGAGGTCCGAAAGGCGAGCAAGGACTGCAAGGATTAAAAGGTGAAAAAGGCGATGACGGAAACGGTATTGTAAATATAAAAAAAGCAAAAACGGAAGGGTTGATTGATACATATACGATACTCTTTTCAAATGGTTCAACTTTTGATTTTACTGTAACTAATGCAAATACAGAAGACATTTATAGTAAAGAAGAAATAGAAGAATTGCTAAATAAAAAAGTAAACATATTAGATATTGTTAATGAACTAACTTCAGATGATGTGAATAAAACATTGAGTGCTAAACAGGGAAAGATATTAAAAGAGCTTATTGACTCATGTTATACATCTACCGAAACTGATAATTTATTAAAAAGCAAAGCAAATAAAACAGAATTAAATCAGCTTCAATCCAACATCGAAACTGCAATAGAGGGGAAAGTGACAAATTCAGCTTCAGAAAATTTTGCAGGAAAATGGAATGGATATATGCAAGATATTGCTACTGAAAACACATCAGACACGTGGCTTTTAGTTGCAAATAAGGGCAAAGTACAGCATAGAGCAATAGCTAATATTATAAATTCTTTTGCATTGCCAAATCTAGGAAGTGTAGCAAATGTTTTAGATACAACAATTACAAAAGGTTTTGGAACTTATAATGCTAATACGTCAAACATCCCGAGCGGTTTCTTTCAATATGGATCTGTACTATTTCTTCCGACCGCAAGCAGTTCGCCTAATGGACATATTGTAATGTTATTTGGAAATAACGAAAGTGCAAATGGAAGAATTGCAATCGCATATTATGTCAATGGGGAATTTACTGGTTGGAACTATATTAAAACTCGTAACAATATAACGACAGGAACTGAAATAGCAACAAACGAGTACTTAGACAACAAACAAATTTATCAAAAGACAATAAAGATAACAAGTTTAAATTCGAACCGTACATATACACACGGAATCAGTAACTTTGGTGAATTGATTGATATTCGAGGTACAGGCTATTGGTCTGGACAAGGCTGGCAACCGATTCAACGTGTTGTGACAGATAATATCGGACCATATCGGTCTTGGACTTGGTGATATAGATGCAACTAAGTTCATGCTTCAAGTCGGTGGCAGTTACACTGGTTTTCAAAAAGCATATATAACTCTAAAGTATACAAAGAAGTAGAGGTGAAAAAAGTAAATGGAAAAAACTTTTGAAACAGAAGTACTCACGAGGCTTGCGGTAATAGAAAGTAAACTTGACAGTTATCAAGATATAAAAGAAAAAGCGGAAGTTGCTTATACAACTGCAATGCAGAATAAAGAAGATATAAAAGAGATGCAAGATAATAATAAATGGCTTTTTAGAACAGCTGTTGGAGCTTGTATAACAAGTGTTATATCTATAATAGTGATGTTTATAAAAATAGGAATAGGAGTTGGTTAATATGGAAGAAGCAGTAAAACAATTATTACTAAACATAGCAAATTTATTTAAAGTAAAAACGATGTTAAGTTTAGCAGTAATAATAACAACATGTGTATTAACATGTAAAAATGTAGTAAGTGTTGAAGCCTTCATGGCAATAGCAAGTGCGATAGTGACTTATTACTTTACAAAAAACAAAGAAAAGGAGGAATAGCTTATGAGTAGAGTATTTTTAGGTGTGGGACATGGAGGAAAAGATAGCGGAGCAGTAGGCTATATAGTAGAAAAAGATGGTGCATTAGTTATAGCAACAGCATGTAAAGATTATCTAATAGCAAACGGTGTAGAAGTAAAAATGAGTAGATACATAGATGAAGATGAAAGCTTAACTTCAAAGATAAATGAATGTAATGCATATTGTCCGAACTTGTGTGCAGATATTCACTTAAACGCCGGTGGTGGAGATGGTGCAGAAGTATTTCATTCAATTGTAAATGAAAAAGGTAAGATACTTGCAGAAAATATTCTAAACGAATTAGTAGCAATTGGTCAAAACTCAAGAGGAACAAAAACAAAAGTTAATTCAAGAGGTAGTGACTATTTTGGATTTATAAGAAGTACAAATGCACCGGCTGTTATTGTAGAATCTTTCTTTGTTGACAATGCAGAAGACGTCAAAATCGGTGATACTGTAGAAAAGCAAAAAGCAATAGGACAAGCTATTGCAAAAGGATTTTTAAGGACTCTAGGTTTAGCCGATAGTGGACAAATTATTGCTGAAAATCGACAAGAACAACAAACTACAAAGGTAGAAGATAAAAACGAATATAAGGGCATTGTAGCAACAATACAAAGCACATTAAATAGTAGATACGGCTTCAATATTGCTGTAGATAACATTTACGGAAATGAAACTCATACAGCACTAGTAAAAGCATTACAAACAGAATTAAATAAACAATTTAATAGAAATTTAGCAAC